GCGGCCACCGCCCCAGACCAGTTCATGGACGGCACCGGCATCTACGAGCAGACCATGATGCAGCTGGTCGTGGACAAGCGCCGTCTTAAACAGATCCAGTCCGGCGAGGGCAAGGCCAAGCTCAAGGCCGAGCTGCTGCCGGCGTATGCTCCCTATCTTGAGGGCGTACTGAGCGAGGGCCGTGGTGCCCGCGACGATGTGGTGACCACCCTGATGCTGTGGCACATCGACGCAGGCAACTTCGCCCAGGCACTGGCCATCGCCGAGTACGTCCTGTGCTACGACCTGCCCATGCCGGACCAGTTCCAGCGCACCACTGGATGTGTGGTGGCCGAAGAAGTGGCCACTGCCGCGCTCAACGCCCAGCGGACCAGCACCCCGTTTGATGGTGCCGTGCTGGATCTCGCGGTACAGCTGACCGACGACCACGACATGCCCGATCAGGTCCGCGCCAAGCTGCTGCTGGCCCGCGCCCGTAACGTCTTGGGCGATGGCAAGGGCGAGTTGGCCATCGAGCTGGTGACGCAGGCCGTGCAGGATCTGCGCCGCGCCATCACCCTGCATGACGCTTGTGGCGGCAAGGAAGACCTCAAGCGTGCCGAGCGCCTGCAGAACAAACACGCGGACAGCCAGAAAACCGACTGATCCGTATACCGAGCGTCCCCGCGACCCCGCCGGCTCGGGGCTGATCCGAAGGGCTTCTCTCCCCCTGACGTGACGCCCCGACCACCGGCGATTTATTCCACAGGTTCCCCATGTCTGGATTCATCGCCAACGCTTCCCGCCCTGCCGCGTCTGCTGACGTGGAGAGCGGTGCGTTCTGGCCGGCCATCAACATCGATAACCTGCGCAGCGCTGTCCGGCTTGAAGGCAACGTGACCGAAGAGCGGCTGCGCATGGCCGTGGTCAACGCCGTCATCAGCGTCAACGATGAACTGCGGCAGTGGCGCGCCGTGCAGGAGGCGGCCGGCGCGAGCTCGCTTGCCCAGGTACCCGGCGAGCAGGTTGACGGCCAATCGCGGCTGGTCCAGCTGTATCGCCGGGCCGTCTACTGCAATGTGGGCGTGGAGATCACCGAGCGCTTCCGTTCGTACGACGCCACCGCACAGGGCAATCAGCGCGCCGAAGACCTGCAACCGACCATTGATGAACTGCGCCGCGACGTGCGCTATGCCATCAGCGACATCCTCGGCACCCGCCGGGTGACGGTGGAGCTGATCTGATGGAAGTGATGGCCATACAGGGCGACACCCTCGACGCACTCTGCTATCGGCACCTGGGCGTGACCGGCGGCATGGTCGAACAGGCACTGGTCCTCAACCCGGGCATCAGCCTCCACGGCCCGCACCTGCCCATGGGGCTGCTCGTACAACTACCCGAACCACCCTCCGCCGCTGCTGCTACGGCAGAGCGGCCCCTTATCCAGCTCTGGGACTGATCGATGACCGAACCCACCTCTACCGGCGGCCTTGTGGCCCTGGCCACCAGCGTCGGCCTGGCCTCGCTGCTGCCCGGCATCAATGGTGACGCCCTCATTGGCGCATTTGCCGGCGCTACCCTGTTCGTGGTGTCCGCCAAGAACCTCTCGCTGGCCAAGCGGGTGGTGTACCTGGCCATCAGCGTGATTGCCGGCTACTTCGCCGGTCCGGAGCTGATGCGGCTGGCCAAGCTGGAGTCGGCCGGCATCGCCTCGTTCCTCTGCGCCGCCTGCGTCATTACCGCCACGCTGGGGCTGATCGAGCGCAGCGGCAACATCGACCTGAGCTGGTTCCGCCGGGGAGGCCCCAATGCATAGCCTGATCACCGCCGCCACGCTGCTGTGCTGCCTGGGCATCTGCGTGCGCCTGCTGACCTACCGCGCCCACACGGACGCCAGCCACCGGCCCTTCGTAGGCTGGCTGGCGTGGTTGCTGATCGCCTCCACCGGTGGTCAGGCGCTGGCCATCGTGCTGCTCGGCTCCCGCAGCACTGCCAACCCCTTCCTGCTCGGTCTGCTGGTCGTGCTGCTGATCGCGGTATTTCGCGCTCGCGGCAACGTCGCCCGCCTGCTCTCGGAGAACTGATCCATGCTCACCGTCGCCACTCTCGCCCAGATCATGCAGTGCCCCATGAGCCGCGCAGAGCGCTGGGTCCAGCCTCTGAACGCCGCCATGCGCCGGTTCAAGATCACCACGCCGCGCCGGGCTGCGCACTTCCTCGGCCAGGTCGGCCATGAAAGCCTCGGTCTGTCCAAGCTGGAAGAGGGAATGTCGTACAGTCGCGCCCGGCTGGAAGAGGTCTTCGGCCGCCGGCTCACGGCCGCTGAGCTGCCGGCATTCGTGCACCAGCCGGAAAAGCTGGGCAACCGGGTCTACGCCAACCGCAACGGCAATGGCTCCGAAGCCAGTGGGGACGGCTATCTGTACCGGGGAAGAGGCGCCATCGCGCTGACCGGGCGCGGCAACTACCGCAAGATCGGCGCGCTGATCGGCCAGCCGCTGGAGGACATGCCGCAGCTGCTGCTGAACCCGGAAGTCAGCGCCTTGGCCGCTGCCGCGTACTGGCTCGATGCCGGCCTCAGCGCACTTGCCGACCAAGGCGACGTGCTGGGCATCAGCCGCCGGATCAACCTGGGCACCAGCAACACCCGCAGCACGCCGGAGGGCCTGCAGGACCGCCGCAACCGCACCGAGCGCGCCTTGGCCGTGCTGGGTGGTCGCTGATGACCACGCGCCTGATCGTCCTGCTGGCGCTGCTGCTGGGCACTGCCGTGCTGGCCACATGCCAGCAATCGCGGATCAGCACCGCGCAGCGCGAGCGCACCGACGCATTGAACGAACGCGACCAAGCCATTGCCGACCGGAACGCCGCCCAGCAGGCACTGGCTGCTGGCCAATCTGCCACCACCGTGGTCACCGAGTACGTGGATCGCGTTCAAGTTGTGCGCGAGCGCGGCCAAACCATCGTCAAAGAGGTTCCCGTCTATGTCACCCAGAAAGCTGATGCTGCCTGCACTGTGCCTGCTGGCTTCGTGCGCCTCTACAACGCAGCTGCCACCGGCACCGAGCTGGACGCCAGCGCCGGCGATCCTGATGCGCCCGCCGAAGGCATTACGCTCTCTGCCGTCGCCGACACCACCGCCACCAACTTCGCCATCTGCCGCGAAAACGCCGAAACCGTAATCGCCCTTCAAGAGTTCATCCGCGGCCAAGAGGAAGTGCAGCAGTGATCAAGCCTGGACAGCTGCGCGACCATCTGCTGAAGGCGGTACCGGGACTGGCGGTCAACCCGGACCGCCTGCTGGTGTTCGTGGAGGATGGGCACGTCCTGGGCGTGTATTCCCACAATCTGTCTTTCAGCTACGCCTACACGCTGAACCTGATCATCACTGACTTTGGCGGCAACCCGGATTCGATCATGCTGCCAGTGCTGCAATGGTTGACCCGGCATCAGCCTGAGCTGCTGGCGAACCCCGCGCGGCGCGGCGAGGTCAAGTTTGAGGTGGACGTGTTGGCCAACGACCTGGTGGACGTGAGCCTGACCCTGCCGTTGACCGAACGCGTGCTGGTCAATCCAGACGCTGAGGGCAACCTGACGCTGACGAACGCGCCGGAGCCACCCAGCGAGCTGGAGATTGCTCCCGCCCTGGCAGGCGGCACCGTCAAGACCGCTGCGGGCATCGTGGTGGCCACCCTGCCGGCGATCACCGAATGAGCGATGACCTGCAGCAGCTGGAGGACTGGGCCGCGCCGCTGCTGCGCCGCCTGCAGCCGGTCGAACGTGCCCGCCTGAGCCGCACGATCGGTACCAGCCTGCGGCGCTCCCAGCAGCGCCGCCTTGCCGCGCAGAAGAACCCGGACGGCAGCGCGTTTACCCCGCGCAAGCCGCCCTCGGAGAAGCGGGCCAAAGCCGGGCGCATCAAGCGCAAGGCGATGTTCGCCAAGATTCGACAGGCCAAGCATCTGCGGGTCCGGTCCAGTGCCCAGGACGTGAGCGTTGG